GGGTCACGATGGCAAACACGGAGTTAGAATAGGGTATGGTAACAGAGTAGTTAGTTGCTCTAATCAATTCTATCAATTCCACAATAAAGCTCAATACAAGCTTAGACACAACTCAACTATTGAAGAGTCTTTAAGAGCTATACCATTAATCATGAACGAATACAAAGATTTCGAAGATGATATGTATAGAAAGTTTGAAGAGTGGACTAAAGTACCTATCTGGACTGACAGAAAGATTATGGACTTTAGAAACGGTTTATGGAAAGACTTGTTAGACATAGACAAGAAATTATCTATATCAGAAGCTAAAGAGAAATACTCTACACGCAAATGGAATGCTGCAATGGATTTACAGCAGTCTATTAACACAGAAATGCAAGTCCATGGTGATACACTATGGGGTTTATTTAACGGTGTTACACACTTTGTAAACCACAAAAAATCTGTACCTAACAGACCGTTTGGTAGAGATGAATCACTTATTGTAGGTGGAGGTGCAAGAATTGCAAACAAAGCCTATAAAATGATAGACGCATTTGCAGAAACACTTTAATTAACAGGGGGGCTTCGGCCTCCCTTTTTAACTTTTAACTAAAAATTAATATTATGCCAAATATGAGTTACTGCAGGTTTGAAAATACCTTGCGAGATTTAGAAGATTGTCACAGTGCATTAAACAGTATTTATGACGACATAGAAGATATGTCTAAATACGAAAAGAATGCAGCAATAGAACTTGTTGCTTTGTGTAAATCAATATCAGAAGAATGGACTGAAGACGAAATTCGTGAAATTATTAATAACGCAAAAGTTGAAGATAATGGAGAATAAAATAACGTACTTAAAAGAACAGCCTTTTGCTCAACAAACTGTGGAGCGATTAGACTGGCACGATGGCGGAGACGGCATCGAATATGAAGAGTGGATAGATCCACAAACAAAACAAATATGGATAGTACCAATAGAAATTAAAAGAGACTTTGATGGAGCATACAAAAAAGACTAATATGAGCAATGTAATAACAGAAAGAATAGCAGAGTACGACTATAGCGAGTTTGTACAACTTGAAGCTAAACATTATTTAAAAAATCCTGATGATTTTATAGATAGATATGAGTTTTATAAACTTAGAGGAGAAAAAGTTAATAGAGTTGGCGACTTAAAAGAGTCAGAAGTTACAGAAGAAATAATAGATGATGTAATTTGGCGTGACGAACATTTGTCTGGCGATGCCTGGGAGCAATTTGAGGATCACATGACTTACTTTGATAAATACTCAGGGGAAACATTTTCTGTTATTGGAACCAACTTAGGTTGGCGAAACAGAACACATCAAATGGATGTTGAGGTAACAGACGGTATGGACTTATTTAAAGCCATAGAAGTTAACACTGATTTTAATGTAAGATTCTGGAGAGACTCTAATGACAAACCTGGCGTTTACCACGCAAGCATGTCACATCACGACTCACCTATGGGAGAGCATTATGAATTTTCACTAAAACAATAACTATGAACAAGCAAACTGTAGACGATGCTATAGGCTATCTTTCATTTAGAATGGAAGAACTAAAGCAAGACGATCAATTTTATCTTGATATAGTTTTACAATACATAGATAAGATTGAGCATACAAATAAAGAGTTAGAAGATCAAGTTTATTATTTAAAAACCAAACATTAATATGATAGGAAAAATGTTTAAACCAAAAGATAAGATTGTAATACTTGACGGTGAAACATCAAGTGTTGTAATATTAGAAAACATTCCTGAACAGGAAGCTATAAATAATTATTACGATGGCGATTGGGAACTTTGGCTTTATGATCTATCTAAAGATAGAGATGATATGCCAAACATACTAAATTGTAATTGGCAGTGGATTACAGGTAAAAACGCAATAGAAACAATTAAACTTTAAACTATGGGAGCAGAATCTTTTGAAATTCTATCAGTAGGTAGATTTAAAACAGCAAGTGAAGCTTATTCGCATGAATGCGCAGAAGCAGAATACCACGATGGACACGATCCATACAACGGTACAATTAGTACGACAGACGGATGCTATAGGAGAACAGGTTTTCCAAGATACGGAACCAGAAAATTTGATGGTTGGATTGGAAAAGAAATAGATGAAATGGACAAACGAGATTGTCGATTTATAGAGCTCGAAGGAGCTGCATTAAAAAAAGCAAAAGAAAGGTACGGATATAAAGGTAAGAAAGGTATTAAAGCTTTCTACTTTTATGGCTGGGCTGCATGTTAAATTTAAAACCAAGAAAAATGAGAACAGAAGAACACCAAAAGTTTCTAATTGAGCAATACAATAGAAACAGACCTGTTGAAAAACAGGTTACAGACATGGGTGAGCTTAATAGAGCTTTACTTACTACTGAAATTAAATATGTAGGTAGAAACGTTACGCTTAGTGAAAGACGGGTATTTCATAAGTATGGCGAAATTACAATCAACATACCTAAAGACATACCTCAAGATGATGTTCATCAATGGCTTATGGATAATGAGCATACATGGGAAAAGGATCTTGATAAAGCTTTGGCAGAATCTGACTATGAATTTGGATTTGGCTTTGAAGACCGTAGAGGTATGGAAGAGTATGACCAACCAACAGAATCAAGATATGATATTAACGGAGAAAACTATGGAGGGCACTTATAATGAATGAAAAAGATTTAACACAAAAGCAAAATTCTATAGAGTTGTTAGAAAAACAAAGAGCTATAGAAATGTTAGAAAAGCAAAATGTAATTTATACAATTGCTTTAGATCAAATCTGGGATAATCTATATGATGAAGAAAAAGATAGATTAGAGTGGGCTTGGGAACAAATGGAAAGTGAACTAAACAAATTGCAGAATGAAAACACAGGAAGAGTACTTAAACGGTTATTCGATCAGTGGGGAGACGATAATAGGAAAGATTAATACTGACAAAATGAACAAGGTCTATAGTGATGCTGTAGACTTTGTTTCTAACCTTGTCGGTGTAGATCCTATTGAAATGATGAAAAAGAATAGGCGTAGAGATTTAGCTACAGGCCGTCACGCATTAGCATACTATATGAGAAAGCATACGCATTTAGGCTTTCAACGTATAGGCGACTTAATGGGTGGTAGACATCATGCAACTATATTACATAGCTGCAAGCTAATAGAAGAGTCTGCGCCTTACAATGCTTACATAAGAACTGTAAAAGAATCTATAGACGCTTTATGTATAGCACAGAATAGAACTCTTCGTCAAGAAATATTGCGATGCCTTAAAGTGTATACTTCGGATAACACTAGAGCAGAGGCAATAATAAGAATTATTAACCAATATGTTAAACCAAATCAATTAGAAAATGAGAGACACTAGTTTAATGGCTTTTGTAGAGCTTATGGAAAGCGGAAAGCTACAGAAAATGGAGAAATTAGTATTACAAGCTTTTGCAGACTTAGGAGGCAAGGCTACTAATTATCAAATATCAGAACATTTAAAACTACCTATAAACCAAATCACAGGTAGAACAAATTCTTTAGTAAAAAAGAATACAATTTACGCTTACGATAGGATAAAGAATAAAGCAACTGGTAAGCTTAACTGGGAGTTTAGAATTTACCCTGATTTATTTAATTCAATTAATAACTAAAACTAAAAACTATGCCAAATCATTGTAGTAATTACCTGACAGTATCAGGTAAAAAAGAAGACATGAAAAAGTTTTACGACAGCTTATCAGTTATGCCTGAAAAAGACGCTTCTGATAGTTATGACGAAGAAGGTAGAGTCTTTGACTTTAACGACTTTATCTTTAGACCTAAGAGCTTAGATATAACATCTGGCTCTGGCGTAAGAAGAGGTTTAGAAGTCTTGGAAGGTAAAGCCAATATGGGTCCTGGAGGAGACTATCCTAATCTTACAGAAAAAGATCTTGAAGAAGCTAAAATCTACAAAAGCAATGTAGAAAAATATGGCTTTGGAGATTGGTATGAATGGTCTTATCATTACTGGGGAACTAAGTGGAATGCATATGACGGTTATATAAGTAATGTAGAACCTGAATCATTTCAAGTTAGCTTTACTACAGCTTGGTCACCACCAACACCTGTAATAATGGCAATGTGCGAAAAGTTTCCTGAGCTATACATAGAAATGGAATACCAAGAAGAAGGTATGGGCTTCGCAGGAACCATGGGTTCTGATCCTGACAGCGAGTTTTATGACCACGAAGGTGAGCTAATATACTTAAGCGAATGCTGTAACGAAGATGTAAACAGCGACAGTCACGAAGAGTGGTGTGAAGAAAACGATAAAGAAACCTGGGAAACCTGCCCCAAATGTAAGCAGGAATGTGAATCAATAACTGAAATTAAATACAACTAATATGAAGCAGTTTAATTTAAACAGACTTATGATGTCTTGTTGTGTAGATATAGACAACGAGTATTATGAAGAACTTATGGATTATCTACTTGAAACAGATGTAGATTTAAACACATTAAATATAGATGATCTTGTAGTTAATGGTATTCAATTTCTTGACAAAGAAGATGCTGAAGATTATTACATATTAAAAGAAACCGAAGACGGATGCTGGTGCATCTAATTATTAATTAAAAACCAAAATCAAATGAACAAACAAATCAAATTTGCAAAAGGAATTGTTAATCCTATAATGGATAAAAACAATAACGCTGGCATTGACATATTGTTAACACCAGAAGACATAAAAAACTTTTCTACACCGAAAGGTTATGTTCCTGTATCTATAAGGATAGACGAAAAGGGTAAATACTTTGCATATAGATCAAACCATAGAATTGCACCGCTTGCAACTGACTTAGTAGATGATGTATATGACCTTTCTCGTATTGCAGTAGAAGAAGTACCGCATCAAGATTTAGATGCTGTATCTGAAGCTCTACACATGGAAGAGTATAAACAAGGTAAAAAAGAAACCGTACATATTAATGAAGTAATAAATAAAGTAAACGAAGAATGGAAATCACGATAAACGCAATTTTTTGTTTAGTATTGGCTCTTGCTATATACCAAACAATGATGTTTCTAGTAGACGTATCTAACGCTACAATAGACGGAATAAACGATGGTGAAGGTTACATAGATAACAGGCATTTTATATTAAGCTGGAGTCTTGTAATAATAGCTTATTTTATTAAATCAACACTTTTATTATGAAAATAGGAACACAATTAGTAGATGTCAGAAACATGACACAAAAGGAAATAGACAACGAAGGTTGGGATTATTATTCCCAGTCAGACAACATTAAAGCTTTAGTGTTTGATGACGGGAGTGTAATATATCCATCTATGGATTACGAAGGTAATGGTCCTGGAGCTATATTTGGCTATAAAAACGTTAAGGGTAAAAATGAACACTTTACGTTTTGATAATAGAAGCTATTGCTTTGACATATGAAGCAGCGTTACGTCAAGCAGAAATAGAAAGCGTATTGATATACGACTCTAAAATTCCTGCGAAGTGTAACTCTGACATATGGATAAAGCGTCTAGAACGCATAAACAAGAATACGGGTATGACTCCTAGGTTGCAAGGTTTACACGGAGAAGTTAAAAAACGATACGGTAAACTATTGCTCCAGGATGCAATACACGCTAAACAAGGTTATGTAGTTATAGAATTGAAAGGTGCTGAACTGAAGTGGCACAGAGAGTTTAACGGTATGAAATGGACTCGAAACAAAGTCTTCAGATTTTTAACATTTAATAACTTATAGTATGTTTAAAAAAATAATGGAAAACCCTGTATCAAAACTATTGTTTCAAGCAGGTGTAATTTACGCAGGTTTAGCTTTTATGAGTCAAATGATTATGGTAATTACAGCTATGTATGCACCCTATGTTATAGGTGCCTTATTAGTAATAATTTCCATACTAAATGTAAAGCTAAAAGACTTGTCTAACTAACCATAAATTAGTATCTTCACATGCCAATGAAAAAATCAAAAATTGACCAAATTTGCGAAGAAGTTGCATACGATTTACAGCTTGATAAAAAGCTTGTAAAAGAAGTAGTGCAAGAATTATTTGTAGAAGTAGCGTCATCACTTGTATTTAAAAAACAGCATGTTCTGTTAAGGGGTTTTGCTAAAATAGTAATAAGCGGAATAGCAAAAAGTAAATATAAATCTTTCAATCCAATGCAGTACGAAACTCGTGCTGAAGAGGAATGGAAAAAAACTGAAACAGATGAGCAAAGAAAAGCATGAAGCTTGGAGAGAAATGTTAAAAAGAGCTGATGAATCAAGAGATAATACTTTTGACTCTTGGATTGTTGACTTAACAGACAAAGAAGACCAACCTGAATCGTGTGGAATTGACGATGACGATTGTGAAGCGTGTGGCTCGTAAAGTGCTCCGCACAATTATTTATTTAACCATTTATTAACCTTCCTAAAAACCAAATTATGGGAAAAACCAAAGCCGAGGTCTTAAACGACCTATTCAAAAAGTGTAACCTCACTACAGAGGATGTACACAAACACAAGTTCTATACTATTATAACTCGATCTGGAATTGAAAAAGTTCAGGCGGCTTATAATATAGATGTAAACTACGATATAGTTAATCTTTCAGACGACCACAAACATTGCTTAATTAAAGCAATTGGTAGGATGGGAGAGGCCTATACAGAAACATTTGGAGAATGTTCTCCTGGGAACAATAGCAATGCTTATCCTGTCGCTATGGCGGAAAAGCGTGCATTGTCTCGTATTGTTCTAAAACTTGCAGGCCTATATTCTCAAGGAGTATTTGGCGAAGATGAGGCACCGTCCTTTTCTGCGTCACAGAATCCTAAAAAGAAACTTGACCCTGCAACTTATAAGTCTATGATGGATATTGTTAAGTCAGATCCTGAAAGAGTTTTAGATGCATTGCCTAAATACCAACTAACACCTCAACAAGAAGAGGATTTAGTAAGTGCGGCTAACGCTGCGATATAGTAGATTTCGAGAGTACCAAGCGTGAGTTGGGCAATTTCTTTTACTGTAATAGGAGGGGACCTTTATATTCTTGGTCGTTTATGCAGTCCTCTCCTGTTATTTTTTTTAACCGAGTCGAATATAACAGACTCAAAAATCAATTAATTATGAGTAATTTACAAATCACAGGAACAATTAAAGTTATTACAGAAGTACAATCAGGAGTTTCTAAGTCCTCTGGAAAAGAGTGGAAGAAACTAACATTTGTTATTGGTACAGGTGGTGAATATCCAAAGGATGTTTCATTCACAGTATTTGGTAACGAAAAAGTAGACAACTTTGTTAAATACAATAAAGTAGGTCAAACGGTTGATGTAAGCTTTGAACCAGAATCAAGAGAGTATAAAGGTAAGTATTACACAGACCTTACTGCTTGGAAAGTCTTTACTAATAAAGATGGTGCTACAGCCTCTACGGAGCCTGCTACTGCCACAACAGAAGACGCTGGTAACTTACCATTCTAGATAATAATGCATCCCTGAAAAGCTCGCTAAGTAGGGGATGCTTTTATTTTCCTATATTTGTGCAAACGCAAATAGATGGAAAAGAGAACATTTTTTATTCCATTCAGTACACCATCATCTAAAAATGGTAAACGCTGGACTGGAAAACATATGATCCACTCTAAGACAGTTATGAATTACATAAAGAATACCAAGCCTTATTGGCAAGAGTATGCTGAGGAATTTAGGTCTGTTATAGATGGGTTGCAAAAACCTGTAAACATATCGTTTAAATTTATACGAGGAACAAGACATAAGTTTGATTACGTTAATCCACTACAAACCGTGCAAGACCAAATGGTAATACATGGGTGGATTGAAGATGATAACTGCGATGAGATTATTCCTAAGTTTAAAAAGTATGAATACGATAAAGAAAAAGCAGGATGCTTTATAACCATTGACAAGAACAATAAACCAAACAACAATGGATCGGGAGTTGATAATGAAAACGTTAGGGAAAATACTTAAAGATGTTGAATTTTTAATGGATGCTATAGTTAATGACTATCAGCCAAAAGAAAAAAAAACATCTGAGTACACACCTGATTTTATGGCTTTCTATAAATTATATGGTATTAATAAAACTAAGCACAATGCTTTTACTAAATGGAAAAAATTAAATAATCAACAAAAAGATACGATTATGCAATTAGTCCCTTTATATCATAAAGCTTTTGAGGTTAGGTACAGAAAATACCCAAATAACTTTCTCGCAAATAATTGCTGGGAAGATTACTTGTATTTATTAGAAAGTAATGCGCAAGCAGAAGATAGAGCTAAAAAAGTAGCTCAAGCTCAGAAAAATCGATTAGACTCTTATAACTTTTAATTATGGATTATAAGATAAATTCTAAAAAAGAGATTTCAGAGTATGTAAATCACGTCTATAATAATGGATACAATAAAGGGTTGTCTACGGGTATACCCTGGCTTGATAAACATTATACATATAGAAAAGGTGAGTTAGATGTAATAACAGGATTTGCCAATATTGGTAAAACTACTGCTATATTTTATTTAATGATGCTTGCATCTGTTAAGTATAAATGGAAGTGGCTATGTTATTGTCCAGAAAATGAACCTGTAGGTGAAATGGTTATAGACCTTGCAGAGATGTTTATAGGGATGACTGCAGACAAAACAAAATCCGAAAGGATGGACAGGTCAGTATTTGATGCTGCCTGTGAATGGGTAATGAAACACTTTAAGGTAGTATCATTTCCTAACACTCCAACTATTTATGATGTAATGGATGTATTCCAGGACGAATTAGATAATGGAGAATTTGACGGATGTTATGTTGACCCTATGAATGACCTTGCTATTAATAGGTCTATGAGTAAATATGACTACTACTATCAGGTCTTATCTGATATTCGTAGGTTTAAGCAGAAGAACTTTGTAAAGTTTATTTTAGTAACACACGCTGTAACTAAAGCTGCAAGAGAAAAAAGCGATGACGGTACTGTACCAGCTCCATCACACTATGATGTAGAAATGGGCGGCATGTTTGCTAACAGAACGGACAACTTTATAGTTGTACACAGGAATCCTAACTCTGAAGATTGGAGTGATACTCAGCTGCATGTAAGGAAAATAAAATTCCAGAAGCTTGTGGGTATCCCAACTCAGGATCATGAGCCTGTAATTCTTAGGTTTGAGCCTAGATTATGTAGGTTTAAATCTTTAAACAAACAAAAAATGGTATGGGAAGATGTTCTACAACAGAATACCATGGATTTTATTGACTCTCATAAAGTTAATATTACTCCAGAAATCTTCGATTCTAACAATTTACCTTTTTAAACTATGGAAAAAGTAAAAGAAATTTCTCAAGACGAGAAACAAATGGAGGCTGAAAAAGCTTTTAGAGAAACACCTTTAGGTCAAAACATTACACAGCTTGAAGGGCATGTAGAAAATCATTTAGTTGATATGTTAAGCTCTGTTGGTATCAATGTAACTGATGAGCAACGAACTGATATGATGACTAATTTTATAGCTGCATCTCACGCTGCTGGTACAATTCAAAGGTTGGTTTGGCAACAAATGGATTATGAAGCAAAACAACGTGAAGCTATGCAAACAACTAAAGCTGAAAAGACTGTAAAGAAAGCAGTAAAAAAAGAAGCTACGAAGAAAAATCGTTCTCGTGGAAAAACTTCTATGAAAAAAGCGTAGATTAAAATAAAACCATTATATTTGCAACGATTTGGTTAACATTGTTCATACGATGGTTTAGTTATTAGTTGGTTAACAAGATAGAGGCTTCGGCCTCTTTCTTATTTTAAAAACAATTCTTATGACAAAATTACTAGAATCATTCCGTGACGATAAAATATATTATGCAGATTCATCGCATGTTACATGCTCAATGCTTAAATATTTATTAAAGTCACCAGCACACCTTAGATCTTATTTAGAAAACAGACAAAAGTCTACACCCGCCATGGTGTTTGGTAGTGCATTTCACTGTATGGCTTTAGAGCCAGAAAACTTTAACGAAAGATTTTACATATTTGATACAAGCCTTAGACCTGAAAAGGAAAAAGGTATGACATCTAAAATAAATAAAGCCTGGAAGCAAGAAGAGTTAAAACACGCAGAGCTAGAAGGTAAAGATCTTATTACCGCAGATGAGTTAGATAAAATAGATAGAATGTGTAATTCTTTATTTAATCACGGCAAAGTTAGAGATTTAGTTAATACATCAAAAAGAGAGCAACCTTTTATTTGGTATATAAACAGAATGCATTGTAAGGATATTATAAACGCTAAAGGTAAAGTGGATTTACAATCTTTTGACTTTATAGCCGACATTAAAACTACAGCTGAGTTTGGTGGCATAGATAAGTTTAAATATGATTGTAAAAAGTATCATTATGATATGCAGGCAGCATTTTATTGTGACGCTCTTGGATTAGATCAATTTAAGTTTATTGTAATCGGAAAAGAAGATCCTTATAGTGTTGGAATTTATGATGTTTCACCTGAGTTTCTGGAGTCTGGAAGACGTAAGTACCACTACGCCTTAGACTTATATGAAAAATATTTCCTATCTTGCGAGGAAAATATAGATTCCTATATAGAGGAAGGTATACTATAAGCAAGAGAAAATGACCAAAAAATCTATGCGCCTTACTCCTCAAGAAATGGACATCGTTCTAGAGAGGAGAGCTGAAGAGGTAGCCCTAAACACAAACGACAACGATCAATTATCATCAGTATATTTAGATTATCTTAAAGAAAGAGGTATACAACCAGAAGAGGTTGTTTCCTGTAAGCATTGGCAATCTGCTAATGGTGAGCCTAGGTTTTCTATTGTAACAAAGAATGATAACTCTATTATGACTACTTACGATAGAGAAGTTCTTTTAAATGATATAGCTGATGTTGTTGCAAACCATAAAATCTCATACCCCCGTACCTCAAAAGAACTACTTGGAAACCACTTATTAGTTGTTAATCCTGCTGATATTCATATTGGTAAATTGGCTTTAGCCAAAGAAACTGGTGAAGAATATAACACGGAGATTGCAAGATTAAGGGTCCTCCAAGGAGTTCAGGGTATAATAGATAGAGCTCAAGGATACGATGTAGAAAGAGTTTTATTCTGTATCGGTAATGATGTTCTACATGTGGATAATGTTTTTAACACTACAACTAAAGGAACGCCACAAGATCAAGATGATAAATGGTGGAAATCCTTTGGTGTAGCATTAGAGGTTTATGTAGCTTGTGTAGATATGCTTATGCAGGTAGGGCCTGTAGATTGCGTTCACTCAATGAGTAATCACGACTATCAGTCTGGTTATCATTTAGCTCATTGTTTGAAGGCTTGGTACAAAGGAAATAAAAAAGTAACCGTAGACGAAGGTCCTGCTTATCGTAAGTATTATAAGTATTACAATAATATGATAGGGTTAGAGCATGGTGACGGTGCTAAGATGCAAGATATACCACTACTTATGGCTCAAGAAGAACCTAAGATGTGGGCAAGCTGCAAATACCGAACCATGTTTTTACATCATGTACATCATAAAATAAAAACTAAATTCCAATCTGCAAAAGATTATATAGGTGTTACTGTAGAGTATATGCGCAGCCCATCTGGTGCTGACTCCTGGCATGCCCGTAAAGGCTATAAAGGAGCACCTAAAGCTGTGGAAGGATTTTTATTCCATAGAGATCACGGTAGGGTTGCAAGTTTAGTTCATAACTTTGAAGATTAAAATGAAAGGACTAATAGCTTTAGTAGTAGGAAAAGCAATACAGAACAGAAAATCATTAGCTGTTGTTAAGCGATTTCTTAAAATGAAATACAACATAGAAATATCAGTAAACGCATTAAAAAGAAGATTTTATCATGGCCAAAACTAGACTACAAATATTAATGGATGAATACGCCTTGTGGTATCACGCTTGTTTATTAAATAAAGATAGGGATACAGAACCGACATTAGGTGAGTGGGTTGAAACAAAAATACAGCAAACAGAAGACGCTGGAGACTTAGTTTTAATGCCAGAGGAATTATCATTAATCAAGAAACTAAAACCAAATGGAGATAGCTGAAAAAGCCTTAGAGTTAATAAAAGAACAAAATACTACTTTAGCTGAAAACAAATGTATGCAAGATTATTGCGAGGCATTAACTGAAATACAGGCTATGAAAAAAGAATTGTCTGAATTTAAAGGTCAGATGACTAAATCATATAAATTAAAAAAGAAGAGAACTGAAATATTAGAAAAAGCAGTTCATAGTTTTTACGACTCTTATTTTAACATGGCTAAGTATAAGCAAATGTGGAGTCAAGAAAAACAAAAGTGTATAGAAAAAGAAATAGAGTTTATAAACGCTATGACAAAAGCGTCTAAGTAATTACTTTTTCTTGATCTTTTCTATAGATCTTCCTGCAAAATAAGCTCCGTAAACAGTAATAAGTAAAGTTTGATAGATTGGTACATAAGCTGGGGCTATATTAAAGCCTCCAGCATTACCATCGAATATAGAGATAACAACAAACATTGCTGTCAAGAATATACAAATTAAAGGTCGTATATTTTTAGATAGCCAATTATCAGACTTCATGTCTGCCTCCCACCTTCTAGATACTTGTTCTTGTGCGTTAGACTCTGCCTGCATTAGAACTTCCTTTATCTTTTGTTGAGCAGCTAACTTTTCTTCTTTAGTAGTAGTAAGGTTATCAAGCACATCACCGACCTGCTTAACAACCCCTCCACCTAAAAAATCTAATAATTTACCCATTATAATATTATTATATCATCAGCATATTTATAAGCGGTATCTCCATCGTTATTCTTATAAGCTTCTAATACCTCTTTTCTATTACCCTTCTTTTTAAGCGATAAGTGAATCCATGCAAAATCAAATTCATTAATCATTTGGTCAAACTCTAAATGAGAATTTATAATCCAATCATATATTTTCTTATTATTCATTTGTCCATTTTCCCAAAACTGCAAATCCAAAGCTTGAGCCTTGCAATGTTGGCTACGAGTACTTCCGCCAATAGCACGATTAAGTTCTTTGGAACGATAACCACTAGTGATCCGAATAGGACCCAGCTCGTCACGCATAGGCTGTACGAGATTAGATATAAGCCTTTGCATATTTTCCAAATGTTCTTTTGTCGGCTCATTACTAATGCCTAATCTTCTTGCTGTATTACTTCGAGTTATTTCTGATAATACAAAATTTTTACTTAGTCTCATAATTTAATTTAAAATGCTTCCATTACAATTTCATCTATAGAGTTTTGTACTTCGCTCTTAGTAGCCTCCATAGACATCATAATATTTGCTTGAAATCTTTTTACCTCTTCGTTGTTGTTGAATATAACAATAGTAGGAACAACCACTATCTTATATTCTTTAGACCATCTTGAATCTGCAGCTATATCAACTCTTTGAGTTTCGCAGTCTGATAATTTTGATAACCAAGGCACCTCGTTAGATTTATTAAAGCTGGCATTAAACTCAACAGCAACCATCCCGCTAGGAAAATCTTGAGCTATACTTGTAAGTGGAATTAATAATAAAAATAATAATTTTTTCATAAGATTATTTTAGTTTATCAATCTTATCCTCCATCCTCAGCATTTGTGTTTTTATTTCTGTTACATCTTCTTGTGTAGACATAATAGTTTGTCTAATAAGTTGATCCTTCATGTCATATTCCATGCGTGTAATTTCAGGATCTGCAGGTAGTGGTAATTTTTTAGCCTCTGCTATATCTGCTTGTAACACAAACCATCCACTAATTATAGCCGCCATTGCAAAAGCTATTCCAGCTAAAGTTTTTATGCTTATTTGTACAGCTGTATCTTCATTTAATTCTTTTGCCATTTTTAGAATATTACATAATTAAGGCCAACGCTAAAGTTGTGCCATTTTCTGTTCCAATATTTATTATACTTGCCTTCTACAAATATACCTAAACTTTTGTTAAATCTATAACCGTAGATTAATCCAACAGAATAATCCATCCATTGCTTGTTATTGTTATATTTGTGGTAAGAATATTCGTTATCTGTATCTAGATGATAAGGCATTAAATTACCCCAAGTATGAAACCAAAAGTCTTTTGTAAAGTGATAATAGTCAAATCCTGCGACTATTGAATACTCAACTATATTACCTATTAGCGATCTTTGTTTTGAAACATAATCATTTATTACTTCAGGTATCACGACTTCTTCCCATACTTCTTGACTAGTTGCTACTACGTCTCCATTGGGTGCTGAGTATTGTCCATCTAATGTTATATTGTATCCCTCCTGAAGAGCCAAATATGTATAGTGTAATGTCCCATTGTCCAGCACCCAATCTGCCAGGGGGTCAAAACCGTATGGCTCTGCAAGTCTTTGAACGGCTCCCACGTTAAAAGATAATTTACCTTCTTTAATTTGTAGTCTAAATCTTTCTGATGCCTCAAAGTATTTTATATCTGCAAATCCGTCTGCTAAATATTCTACCTTACTAACCCATTTATCTGCAACGTATCTTACAAAGTGATGTTGGTTAGTATAGTTTATACCTAATCGTCTTACAAAATCAGCTTCGAACAAATACTCAAAACCATCAACTCTACCGATTGTCGCGGCATCAGAATAAGAATTTTCCGTACCATTATAAAAAGTGTTGGCTCTGTTCTCATATCCAAATCTTTTAATCTTTCTAATACCAATAGATATATTATAATCAAATGGAGTTTTAATAGTTTCTTCTTCTAGAAATCCAGATGTTACAGACCATATTTGATTGTCACCTAATGATGTACCACCATTAACCGCTGAATAAAATGTAGAATATTTAAATATTTTATGTAGTCCCTGAGCGTTGCATGAGGGAACCAATAAACCAAAAAACACAACATAGAATAAAACTAGTATTAACCAAAAAGACAAATATCCAACATCAGGTGTAAAAAATTCTTTTAATCTCTTCATTTCTTTAATACTTTTGTAGTGCTAATATTACCATTATATGTTACGCTAAAATTATATATACCTCCAGGCAATAAACTTACATCTAATTGATTTAAGCCTTTTGTAGTATATTTCTCTTTAACTTGTATTATAAGCTTACCAGATATATCATATACTTTTATGGCTACAGGACCGTTTGTTAATATATTTAATACATCACCCATAGGATTAGGATACATAACTATGTCGTGTCCTCTAAGTAAATCTCTTGTGTCTAATGGACTATCCCAAGAACAGCTCCAATATATTTGCTCACATTTATTATCCCACTCATTACTACAGCAATAAGGGTCTACCATAATAACCCAAGCATAGCATGTATCGTTTAACCAGTATGGAACACCAGGACCTCCTATACAACCTGCATCGTACAAACAACTTCCATCGTCTGTGTTATACACTGCATCATAATTATATCCAAGCGGATCCATACAACCCTCTAAAACATCTATGCAATTACCGTTGTCTGTATTAGCTAAAATATCGTAATTAAAAGCGTTTACGTCTGTACAACCATATATTACATTTATACAAGAGAAGTCCTCTGTATTAGCTTCTAAACTGTAATTAAAGGCATTTGGGTCTGTACATCCAGGAGTTACTGGAATACACGATCCATTATCGGTGTTAGCAACAGCATCATAATTAAATGCAGTAGAATCACTGCACCCAAATATAAAAGGGATACAATTATCGCTTGCCGTGTTTGCCGCTTCATTATAATTATACATTGTAGGATCCATGCACCCTATTATAACGGGGATGCAACTACCGTCATTAACATTAGCATCTATTTCAAAGTTAAATGCAAGAGGATCCGTACACCCTAAAACGGGGTATATACAATTATCATTATTTACGTTTGCTGTACTATCGTAGTTAAGAGCTAAATTATCCGTACAGCCAAAGTATAAACAAGACTCGTCTGCTGTATTTGCTTCAGGATTATAATTCCATGCTTCATTATCCATACAACCAACTACTACAGCTACACAACTCTCATCGTCTACATTAGCAAAAGAATCATAATTAAATGCGAAGGGTGAGGTACAACCTTCTACGATTTCTATACAACTAGCATCATCTGTGTTAGCCAGTAAATCGTAATTAAGAGCTTGTTCATCCAAACACCCGTACACTGTAGGAACACAGTAATCTCCGCAAAAAGGGAAACCGTTGTATACATGCCAAAAAGGAGGGGCATATGCTTTTAAAGCTCCAGCACCATTATCTGCAAATGGATACACACCTCCCTGTAAAGATACGTCACCTGATGAGTTAATAAGTCTAAATGAGTTATGCATAGTCTGAAAAGCGACTTCTGCAGCGGGAGTTTGTGGACTAGCTATTTGAAAATAATATACTTTAACAGGTTTATCTGTCTCTAATGTTATACCAAACTCTTGTGAGTAAGGTCCAGGCCCCATAGTATATGTACCAAGAATACTATCTTCTTGTACTACCCCTATGTAACAATCACCCCAACCGTCACCACCATCGTCTTCTATAATAAGAGTGTAGTTACATGTAGGTATAATTTCGTTTAATGTAGCTTCAGGGTTATAGTTGAAAGAATTAGGATTAATACAGCCTAAAGTGTGTAGTGTTTCACAGCTACCATCATCAAGATTAGCTTGTGGATTAAATTCTAGATATGTGTTATTTGTACAACCTTCTATTGCAGGTATATCGCACTGATCTAACCATATAGGGCCAGAGTATGCTGCATTACCAAAACCTGCGGTATCTAACACCCATAGCGTGTCTAAACTACCACAAGGCTCTGCGTCACCAAGTATTACAAAATTACCGTCTGTACCACCAAATAAAGAACCTTCTAAGCCGTCACCATATATATCACTAAGTATAAGTTCTACACCTGTTTCAGGTACACATAAATCATATATAATAGTTTGATTAGCTTGTTCGTAAGAGTATTCACCAGCTGTAACGCTTTCTACAGCTTGTCCATTAGATAGGTCGGTAAGAATCCAACCTGTTTCACCAGGGTATTGGTCTAATTTAATTTCAAAAATCATTTTAACTTCACCGTCAGAGCAGCTTACGCCAACACAACTATTGTCGTCTGCTTCAGCCCAAGGGTTAAAATTAGGCGCTTCTGGGTTAGTGCATCCAAATACAGGATACTCACATGATCCGTCATTGTAATTAGCTTCAGGTACAAAATTTAAAGCTAACATATCTGTACATCCCTGAACTGTATCTATTGGTATAGGGCAATCACCCTCATCGTAATTAAACTCCTCACAATTGAAATCTATAATGTTTCCATTCCAAGAATATTGACTATTGTCACAATACCCGTCTCCTAACCAATTTATTGGTGCTTCTGTGCCATAGCAGTCTACAAATACGCTGTCTTGCGAATAACATGCTAAACTACTAAATAATAGGGCGAATAGAATTTTCCTCATTGCTTTGCAAATTTTTCAACCCCTGATATGCCAAAACAGCCAAGTACAACCCAAACAAAAGAATCGTAGACAAACTCGTTAATAACTAAGTCTGTGCCTACCCATCCAGTAACAAGATCTGCTACCATGATCATACACATAATTGCAAAAGCTATAAATCCTACTACAGCTTTTTCATTCCAGGAATTGTCGTTCTTAAATATTTCCATTTTTCTTTTTGTGGTTAATAAATCTCTTCTCTTTATCCCACATTTCCTGTATTATTCTGTTGCCAAGATCTACCTCATCTTTTAGGTCTATCTTATCACATGTACATTTATTCTTAGAGCAACACCATGCGTGGTTTAATCTTTTTAATTGCCCTACTAAATCTTTCACAAATATAAGTATTTAATCGTTGTTAATTTTAAATTTTCCATACATCCAAGTTCTATTGTCTGTACCACCATTAGATAGTAGTTTTAACTTATACTTGTAGCTTCCAGGATTTCTATTTGTTGCAGTAGTTGTTAATGATATAATTAATTTTCCGTCACTTGATAAAGCAGAACTTCCATTTCCATCCACTATACTTCCAAAATCACTAGTAACAGCGTTTACTATTTTATATACTATAACACCGTCTGCATCGTGAACCTCAAAAGAACAAGTATAACCTGTAAGATTATATGGTATACCACTCTCGCTTGCAATGTCTAAATTTATTGTAGCAGTATTATTTTCCCTAACTACAATATCTATTTTTTGTGCTATATCTGTATTTATTGTTGCCATAATTATGATACGTTTACTGCTCCTCTATTATTCCAAAGTTTATTTTTTGTTTTTGGTTTACTTGTAGGTAATGTACTAGCATCTAATTTTGATGCGTCTGTTGTGCCTGCAGCACCATCTGCGCCTGCTGCCCCCGTATCTCCTTTATCTCCTTTAGCTCCCGCAGAACCAGTAGCTCCAGTAGCACCTCTTGCACCCGTTGCACCAGTATCACCTTTAGCTCCATCGCCAACCTCTGAACCTAGATACCTTCTAATTTCGTTAAACTCTTCTTGCATTAAACCCATTTGATACACTAACGCAGCTAAGGCAGGTTCTTTATCAGGAATGTCTGCTATTTTACTTAAGTATCCAGCATCAAACTCATCTTTAAGTTTGTCTTTATCACTACCTGTTTTATCGTGAACGTCATTAAATTTTTTATCTGCTAATGCCATGTTACGTTGTTAAATCAAACACTAATTCTATTGTTATGTTTTGGCCACCATCAGGGTCTTCCGTTGGGTCAACCTTTATAGCCATTGTGTCTCCTTTGCTGTATGCGTTACTTACTGAAGTAAAATCAAATTCAACTGCAGCACTTGCGCCTACGGAAGCACTAACGTTACCTAAAACTGTAGTTACGGTAGCTCCGCTTGCCCCTTTGTATAATTTCAAGTTGGTGCTACCCATATTAGTTTCACTCCTAAGAATCATTTTCTTTACATACCCATCGTAAGGAAAAGTAAAGTTTACATATTCAGGAGATGATGTAGCAGTGTTTTGCTCATTTAAACTACCATTTAATGGTATATACCTTGCGTAAGGATAACTCATAAACCAACCAGCATGTATAAAGTGGTGATGCGTGTTTACAAGAGCTAAAGTACCACTAGCGTCTGGAACATCTAAAGTTCTGTTCGTTGTAGTTGCAGAGTTTCTAAATCTAGTTTTACTTCCACCAGTAGATTTAACAACAAATAATTCTTCATTAATTTCAAGACTACCAGCTAACACTTCATTAGCATCATTTTTAATGTAATTATCTGCTGCTGCCACTGCACTTACTGCTTCTGCATCTGTATACGCTGCAGGTATAACAGTATTTCCTTCTAGTGCTGTACCAGCAGTTGTACCAAAACCAGGAAACGATGTCTTAGCAGTGTTTGCTGCTACGTCTGTTGCAATGTCAATACCATCAACCGTACCTGTAATAGTTAGGTTTCCAGTAATTTCAACGGTATCACCTATCTGAACATTACCTGTATCATTATATATAATAAGGTTATTACCATCAGCTTGTATAGAGCTATCATAATCAACAGCAGCCATTCCATTACCAAAAACTATTTTACATGAGTCTGCTACTTTTAAATGGTTCATAGAAGCATCCCAAAGTATATTTGCAAATTGTGTTGTAGCGCCATGCAATGTAAAGTCGTGGCCAGCTTGGCTAGCTCCAATGTTTACATCTCCATCTATTGTTTGGTTTCCTGCTGCCAATGCGGTTGCAGTTGCTGCATTGCCAGTTGTGCTTTGATTTAATGTAGGTACATTGTTAGCGTTTATAGTACCAGAGCCATCAACAGTCAAGTCAGGCTTGGCTGTGTTCGCAGTAATTGCGTTAGCTTGACCAGTAGTAATACCAGTCTTAGCTGTATTGGCTGTAATAGCTGATGCTTGTGAGCCACTTATTGTAGTTGTATCTCCTGCTAATGCAGTTGTACCACTTGTACCTAATTGTAGTAAAGCAGTGTCACCAGCAAGAGCTGTAGTTGAAGTTGTGCCAAGACCAGGGAATGATACCTTTGCAGTATTAGCGGTTATTGCAGTTTCTATATTAGCAATGTTAGGTATAGCTATTGTTCCTGTAAATGTAGGGCTTGCTATTGGTGCTTTAGTAGCAATGTTATTTGTAACTGTAGTAGAAAAATTTTCATCATCACCCAATGCATCTGCTAATTCATTTAATGTATCTAAGGTGCTAGGAGCAGAGCCAACTATTCCTGCTACTTGATCATCAACATAACTTTTAACTGATTGCTGTGAAGGAACATGAGAAGAGCTATTACTAGCCATGTTGTCCTCATCTATAAAAGGTAACTGAGTATTGGTATCTGTATAGTTGCTTGTGTGTATGTTTTCTGTTTGAGCAACACTCCAATCAATTATTTCACTATCTGATATTCCGTCTAACTTTACTCCATCTGCGGCAATATCTCTACCATCTACAGTACCTGATATAGTTAAGTTGCCAGATTGATCTAAAGAAGCTATAGTAGTGTTTGATGTATTTTGAAAATCTATTGTTGTATTAGATTTTATTTGCAAAGCATGACTATCAGGACCCGTTAAAGTGGCAGGAGAAGACCCTTTAAGCTTTAAGTTATTTGCTTTAACCTCTCCGTCTAAATCAGGATTACTTGAAATTTTATCTCCAGTAACATTTCTGTCTGCTAGTTTTGATGTAAGTATCTGGTTGTTAGCAATTTTAGATGTTAATATAGAATTGTCTTCTATTTTACCTCCGTTTATAATTGAATCTGCTAAAAGCTCTCTTGTTACTGTTCCATCTATTATCTGTGCAACACCAACAGAATTATTAGCTAGCTTGTCTTGAGTAACAGCACCATCTAAAATTTTATCTGTAGTTATAGCTTCAGACTGTATTTTACTACCCCTAACTGCACTATTTTCAATCTCATTATAACCAACAGAGCCATTTATAATTTCATCTGAACCAACAGAATCTGTTGCTAAATGAATATGCGTAACTTCGCCTGTACCTATACTTGCAGTTCCTGCGGCACCAGTTGAGCCAATTGGCCCTTGAGCACCAGTTGGTATAAACTTTATTAGAGGCAAAACATTAGCTCCACTAATAATTTCTCCACCACTTAATGTTGTAATATTTACTGAGGTTGAATCTTTTGATTTTAACGATATATTTACTACCGTGTTTGCCATTATAAATCGGTAATTTTTAGTTTCCCTATAACAACTGTATTAGTTTCACTATCTGTTGAACTAGTTACATATATCTTATATTTATAACTTCCAGGATGTATGTTCATATTATTTCCTGTTGTAGATATAACTAACTCAGCTAAAGACCCATCTACAGTAATTGTGCTATTTATATAAGGACTGCTTTTGTCTGATGCAGAGGTAAATCCTAATATCAACTGATCGTTATTATAAATTTCCATATTAGCTTCGTAATCTGCTTCAGCTGAATCTATTATATCGTATACGGTACCGTCTTCATTTGTTAACACAGCTTTTAAGTAAAAAGAATCACCTTTTCTTGCTGTTAAATCTACCTCGTTTGCTATGTCTACTGAAACTTTTTTTGCCATGGTTGAAAATTTGTTGTAAATATACGATTATTTTACTTAAAAGTAATTTGATAACACCTTCCTGGTATTAGGTTTTCCATGTTGTTAATATTCCATTCAGGATTATATGATTTACCACCCCATTCATTACTTTCTTTTAGAAGAAGAATTTTATTTGCTAAAGGTTCACAAAATTTTACAGGAGAAATTTCTTTTGAACCAACGTAAGGAAAAATTCTAAAACTATTATGATAATTATTTAAAAGAGGTTTATAAAGATTTTGATATATACTACTATTAATTAATAGGTTTTCATATTTGTATACACCTTTAATTCTTAATTCTATAAAAACATTTTCTGGTGCTTCAAAATACAATTGGTAAACACATTCAGTATCTATATTTCCTGTTGTATTATATAAACTATAAGAGGTGTTTTCAATATTATTATTAACCATCATAGCAACTTCAGTACTCTCATTCCAACTTCCAACACCTATTTCTCTTATTTTCCTGGTAACTAAAACGATATTTAAACTATTCCATAAGGTTTGATTTTCATAAATTAATTCAGATGTGTCTTTTATATATAAATGGTTTTTTAAAAAATCATAAGCATTACAAATACCTTCTGGATAGAGTATTGTGTTACTGTCATTTTTAATAGTTCTAATTGTAAAAGGAATAGAAAAAGAAAAAGGAACACTAGAACTAGCTTGATTAACCTGATCAAAATATCTAATTATAGAATTTATATCATCTGGTTGATCTCTATATATATTAACTAAAATATTTTTATTAATTATACTTGGATTTATAGTTTTTTTATAAAAATCATTATATACTTTTTGATTATCAAAATTTGAAAAAACTATATTTTTACTATTTATTTTTTCATTAACAATATTTTTTGATGTTGTAATTTGTTTTACTTCATCTTTGTTTAAACTATATTTAACGCTATTAACCTCTAGTTTCATTTTAAATACTATTATAAATAGCAGCGTCATTATATGTGATGCCTGAGATTAATAATAAACCATCTATCACTGCTGTTAAAGGGCTATTTTCATAGTCAATCACATACTCTTTTGATGCCCCAGGAAATGTTTCTTTAAAAAATATACTTATGTTTTCCCCATTATTAAACCCATCTTTAGATGTAGATGTACTATCATTAATTGCACAATAAATACTTTCTGATTGTTCATTTATAAAAGATTTTTTTTGCTCTATAGTTGAGCCTCTAATAACAGATGTACTATCCTTTATTATAAAAGTTATGCTTGTAAGGTTTAGGGAGTTTTGTATTCTATTTTCCCATATACTCTGCATCTCATTAATATTATGTGGCGTAAAAGATTTTTTAATTTCAGAACCATAAAGCCAATATTCAAATTGAATTAAAGTCTTTTTTATTGATAAATTACTGCTAATAGGAATTTGAAAACTAGATTTTCCTTGATTATTATTTTTTTGTACTACGTTTTGTGACGCTTGAATGCTTTCATTAACATGCACCCCTTTATTAATATAATTTACAATTTCAGCTATTGCTTTTTGTTTTTCGCTTGTTGTAAATTCATTATCTCCAATGGAGTCTAAAAAATTTTTAATGACATTTTTATCAAAAGTTATGTTAAAATTTCCTCCAGTAGAATTACCTAAAACCTGAACTAATGAGTCTCCTGTTATTGTTATCTCATTCATTCCAGCCCTTTTGTAAGATCGTTTAACTTTTTTATAGCTATACCCACCTAAAGGTATAATACCTTTTAATAATTTTGGCATATTATAAAATATTTAAGTGGCTTGTAAACTCTATAGTAAACGCTTCCGTTACCTTAACTTGATAACCGTGTCCCGCCACCCAACTACCAACACCATTAAAGTTCCACTCTGGTAAATAGGCATTACCTAGATAGTCCTTTACAATTATTATTCTTTCTTGCACTCCTGCCCATGCTGGATTAGTTGCAATTTCATAAGCCCATTGAATACCAGTGTCAGGTTCGTATGCTTCTGAAAAAAATGTATGTATATCAAAATTTAAGTTTGTAAGTTGAAGTGATGTAACTAAAGGATGTGGAACACCAATCATATTCCAGCCTGCTACAAAATCCATATGCATACCATATTTTACATTATTACCCTCAGTTACCGTTATAGGGTTTCCTTCAATTGTTATAGTTTTACCTTCCTCTAATTTAATTTGGTAGCCTTGCCCATTTTCCATATCACCTATTCCGTTAAAATTATATTCTGGAAGATAGGCTGCGCCAAGATTATTTTTAGCTATTATAATATTTCCTGAGGAACCATCTGCTTTAGTGTCAAAACCTATCCCAACTAAAAAGTCATCTATTCCTTTTCCGTAATCATTAAAAGCTCCGTGATCAGAATCAACATCTATATATGTAGAAAAGATGCTCCAACCTGCTGGTATGTATAATGTTTGCTCAATAGTTTGAGAACTAGTATCTGGATCTTCAGAAAACATTCCTACTGATATGTGATCCCCGTTGTTTATTGAACCTCCTTCGGGATCAGAAATATTAAATACTGGATTTGGCATAATTAAAATATTTCAAAAAAACCACCTGTATCTGCGTGGTCAACCGTTAATGTTAATTGAGGATGATCTGTGTGGTCTATTTCAGATACTGGACCAACTAAAGATGCCTCAAATGTTAAATTAAAATATCTAAGAACTGGATTAATATTATCGATCCATGAAATTTTAAGCTCACTTCTATAACTACCCTCAAAATAAGGAAAGAAATAAATATTAAATTCAAAATATTGATTACTAGTATTGTTTGGTAGTAAATTAACTTTTTTTCTAAAAATAGAATCGTTTATAAAATCATTATAGTTGCCACCATACTGGATTCCATTTAACATATCATTTAAATCAGGGGTTGCAAGAAATGAAGTATTATTAGAATAACTGTTTACACTAGATAATTGCTGTCCGATTGGAAACATTCTAAAAGGCTGTCTATAATATGCTTCATGGCCTTGAAATCCATAAGGCATATTATAGTTCCAATCATTTACAAGCCAACCCTCTAGTATTGTTAAAGTACCAAGGTCTCCTATATGTTTTGCTCTCAATGTAAGTCCCAGCCCAGGCAAATCAAATGGCATTCCAAAGAACCCAGAATTTATACTATAGACTGATGTTTCAATTGGCATTACCCAAGGTTTATGTTACCCATGCTAATATTCTCATTAAGCGTGTGGTTGTGACCTTCAGTATCGTGTATTGCTAATACAGGAGTTGGCTGAACATCCATTTTACAAATAAAACAAACTTCATGTATTCTAAAATGTTCTGGGCTCGAGTTAGCTATAACACCTTCATATCCAACTCGCTTTTTATTCCAATAAGTATCTTTATAGTATCTAATCTTTAAAGTTGCATAATATGAGCCAAAGTCTACTGTTGTATTTTTAGCAGGAACTTTAAATTCTAAATTTATTGTTGGATTTCCTTCAGGGTTAAATCCTTCATCCGCACCAACATATTCAGGCCAGTCATGTCCACTTGAGTCGCTTCCATAGTTTTTCCAATAATCAATATGTCCATTTGGAATATTATCATTATCCAGTCTTTCGTCAGTAGCAAGCGCGTCATACACGTTTACTTGGTAATTCAATGATTGACACATTTTTGGAGGTAAATAAAGTCCTCCACTATAAGGACTAGTGGATGTATTCATGTAGTAACCACTTGACTGACCTCTATACCATTCTGCTGGATTTGCAACATCTAATGCGTGAGGCCAAGCCCCATCATCGGCTGAATTGCTAGTTACAGGACAAAAGGATCGATTAGGGTTATTATATGAATTACCATGCCTCCAATCGGTCATTTTTCCACCAGCGTAATTATCACTCATTATATACCTCATTTCACCACTATTAGATGAATTTACGTGGCTATCATGTGTATCGGTTCCATTATGGTTTGGTTTATAACCAAATCTTTTTGTTCCATGAATTGTTCTAAATTCAAAAGTACAAGTTTCAGTTCCACTACCTACAGTTGCATCAGGAACGGCATTTAATGTAATAACTGATCCATTTATTTCTGTAATATATTGACCTGAAGAAAAATTACTAGCATTAGTTGTAGAGCTAACTGACATGCCAAGTCTTATACCAGCCGCTAAAGCGTTTTGACCACCAGCTAGAGCTATGGTAAGCCCATTATAAGAGCAATTAGTTTGTGTAAAAGTTTTATTACAGAAATCTAACATTTGCCCTTTTCCGTCACCTAAATCACAATTTAAAACTTCCACACTATGAATCCATATAGGGTAATCACCTTCATTAAATGGTCGAAAACTAAAATATGAAGTGTATTGCCCGTTACTAGAATGTTTTGATGGGGCTGGAAATTGTAATATTTTATTATAAGGAATAAATTCTTTTACAAAATCTTCATTTTTATCTTTTATATATTTCTTATCTGCATTATGCACTGCGGCTGTAGCCGTTGTTCTTATTGTTTCTTTTATATCTGTGTTTTCATAAACTGTACCATTATTCCCGCTATACATTTTAAATCCAGTTACATTTTCTGAAGCACCATTGTTTGTGTTAAATTGGCCGCTTGTGTTGTAGATCCTATCTCCTGCAGGTCCATACCAATAACCATCAGGATTTATATTAGAAACAAGGCTAACAACATTCGTTGCTCCATTTATATTTTCTGGTAAGCCAGTTCCATCCTCATAACCTGGCGTACCACTACTACTAGTCCCGCCTGTCGTACCTTGTGCATCTTTGTAAAACCATGCATTTGCAACACGAGAAATTTTTATGAATGGATCTCTAGGCATAAAAGCAGCTTTAAAACATATATCTGCATCTTTATCAAGGCCAGGGTAAACTCCATCTCTATTCCAAAATTCATCAGTATCTTTAGGTTTTAACTGACAAGTTCTAATCCCAGGACCACTGTGTTGCGCCTCTAATTTATTACTACTTCCGTCACCAAACCATTTACAGCTTGAATACAGTTGGTTTGGCTCTAATTTAAAGTGAAATGGAAGCCGAAACCATGCGTCTCTGTGTGTCACGTTGTCGCCAGCCCCAAAAGCAAAAATAGAGAACTGCCCTCCAGTGTTATAATTCACTCCACCATCTTCGGAATAAGATGTAGGCCTCGTATTATTACAGCCAGTACCTTCAAATTGTACATAGTTATTTCCGCCTGCCCAATTAAAAGAGGTCATAGAGTATTGATTAGGATTTGCTTGGCTAGTACTACCATTCCAGTTGTTCCATCTCACAGGAAATTCAAAATGCCAAGTTCTGTTTGTTTGCGCAACCTCGCCATTAACGGATGATGCATTACTAGATAAATTATCTGTATCTAAAACTATAGCATGATCTCCATTTCCATAGTTAAATGACGAAGCCGCTATTTGATTTCTAACTGCGTAAGCACCATTAGCTTGTACCCCAACATAAGCATTGTCAAAAGTAATTTTTTGATAAACACCGTATTTTATTCCATATAAAAACCATTGATTATTTGTTGGCTCTGAATCGAAAATATCATATCCATCTGCATAACCCTGTCCTTGCGCTGCACTAGTATTATTGTAATCTATAGCCCAGTATTTAACCCCAAAACATTTGTATCTTTTCCAGGACCCTTCAGTTTGGTGCGCCCCGTTACGATTTCCTGTAGCCCCTTCCGTGCTCGTTCCATCATATATATTTAGAGACTCAAAATACTGATAGATAGGATACCTACCTGGAACATCATAGTATTCAGCGCTATTATCAGTTCCGTATAGTGCTATAATGCTATCCCCAAAATCACCTGCTTCATCCGTATAGTACTTATCAATATTATTCCATTGTGTAGATGGCGCGTGAGAATGATTTGCTGGAGCACTTATTGTTACGCCATCACCAGTTAATGTGCTACCCACAGCGCTATCCTTCCATTTATATGTACCATTTCCAATATTATTTGGGGAAATATCACTAATTCTTATTCCATCATAATTCCATAAATCTTGTAAAAGTACTTTCGCACTATTTTCGTTTACCTCACCTGCATCATTACCTGTTGCCTGTATTTTTGGTTGATAACCTAATTCTATAAAATTACCATCAAGAATGCTTGTGTTAAGTATATCTAATTCATATTGGCTTGCACTAAAGTCTGCAAGACCTGGTTGAGCAACCATTACTATCTCATTATAGGAATTTACTTTTAAAGGATATGTGTATGAACCAGCGTTAGTGCCTATGTATAAATCACATATTGTAACAAAACTTGGTATGTCTTGCTGAGGATGAAAATGAACAGTAAACGCAGCATAACACTGTGTTGGTATGCCGAATCCCGCGCCAGTTTGCGACTGAAGTGTTGTAGTTTTAAATATAGGCATTGCTATATGATTTTCACTAGAATCGTTATCCGTTAAAATATCATCTTCCTCTACTGTTTCTGCAGGATCATATATTCTATAGCAAAATAAATTATCATGAACACCAGCCGCGTTATCTGAACTTGTATCTCCAGGAACATCAGCGTGTTTAGATAATATTTTATTATTAGATCCAGACGCAAAATCTTCTGGGGCACCCATAAATGGAGTAACAGATTGAGGTGGAAGACCATTTAAACTTATATCTACACCCGATCCTGTACCATTTTCCTCGTATTGATCTGAAGAGTTTGGCATCCGAAGAGATATATCCTGAATCTCCAAGGTTGTATCTGTACCAGGTACTGCTAAATTTTTAAGAACAACAACCATAGTAGCTCTTTCAGCGTTATCTGTATCGCCTGAGTTTTGAAATTTGTAAACATCAAATATTGAATCACTAATACATAATGAATCGCCATTACTATCGTTTAAATCATATCTACTGTGTGTGTTTCCGTGAATTAAAGGGTATTTTGCCATTTTATCTTAATTTTATATACGTTGTATCTGGATCAAACCAAATTCTGAATTTGTTAACTTTATTAGGAATACAGTTTCCTAGTGATTTTATCCAACCACCACTACTTGTTGCTGGAGTTATGTCTATTTTATTTGAGTTATTTAGATATATTGTTCTTCCTGGAGACCAATTGTTTATCTGAGCAGCATCAATTTCGTAATCGAAATAGCCTTTATGCATAACATAAAGATTTTCAGTCGTGCTGTTGTAGCTTAAAAATACCATTAAATTACCATAAGCTCCATTCATGTCTCCTATATCGGCTTTTACAACTTCACAGTTATAAGAGTTATACCCAATATTTTGTTTAAAATAAACAATATCTCCAGCGCTTAAGCTAGCGCTATTTGTTATTGAAAATTCTTTAAAAATATATTTAAATCCATCTAACTCTGCACCCAACTGACTATAAGGAAGAGTCCCTAATGTAACATTCATTGCTCCTGATATATCAAAACTACTAACGCTAAGTGATGACTCTGCAGTGGTAACATCTAAGATTTCAGGGGGATGCGTTGTAAATGCGTAATTATTGTTTGGCTCAGGGTTATAATAAGTTGTATGCCCAGACTCTGGCACTATAGCAAATCCAGCAGGATAACCGTTTATAGTTATTGACTCTGGGTCTGAAATTGATATGTCAATAGCGTGAGCCATTATGATTGTGTAATATCAGCTTTTAATGTAAACGTACCGTATAGCCAAGTTATATACTCTAAAGTGCCTGTACTGTTTAGGTTTTGTCTTATTTGTAAATCGTATTTATATGTTCCAGATTGAAAATCCATATAGTTATAAGGAACAATAATGGCAATTTTTTCTCCTGCAGTACCCGTCTGAGCCTCTAAGTTAATTCCAGAAGCGGCATCAGTTGCTCCACCAGTATAATAACCTGCTTGAGTTGGGCTTGGCTCTCTATCTTTTGGATGATCAACCGTGTATGAGCTTGCATGTTCTGCGGCATCATTCCATATTAAACTAAACACACTTAGTATTTCATCACCACTTTGTGATAAAATAGTCATCTTGGCTTGATATTCAGGTTGAGATGTACTTGTGTTATTGCTACTTAAATCTAAAGTGTTGCCAGCAGAGTCCTTTACTTCTAATAACAACTTAAAAGTATCATTTCTTCTAGCAGTAATATTTACCTCTGCAGCTACATCTGTATTTAATGTTTGCGCCATTTTATTATTTTTTACAAATATACATTTAATTTTCTAAACTTTTTGATTCTTTAAGTACTTGAGCAGCAGTCCAACTAACACCTCTAAGGCCTCCAACAAATTTAGCTTCATCTGCAGTAGCAATACCAACAGCCATTGTAGCTCCTGACTCTACAAGACTCCAAGATGCAGGTTCTGCCATATACTTTAATCTTCTAGGGTCTGTCATAAACATTATGTCATCTCTAGTGTCTGATGCTACGTTTGCTAAACCTCTTAACTCCTCGTCATCTGAATCTCCAAATAACATTGAAAGTATAGTTAAAGCACTTACAACCTGCATACCCCTAAAGAATGTTTTAACAGCTTCTTGCTTTGATTTAGGTAGCTCGTTAAATCTTTTTCTAAAGTTTTTAATAGACTCTTCTCCAGCTATTAATTTTCTAGCAAAGTCAGAACCAAAAATAAAAGCTTCTCTATTACTACCAGATCTCATTTCTCCAAACCTATCTATAGTTTCTTTTTGGAATCTTTCAGCTATAGATGTAGGCATCCATTTTTTAAATTGCATTATTGCTTTACCCCAAGAGTAAGTAGCAATACCAATTTGATCTACTTTAGAGTAACCGTAACCTTGTTGTCTTGTTACGTTATCTACATAAAGATCAACCTTATCTTGCAGGTCTGCAGGTATTTCTCCGTCCTCACTTATTCTGTTCCATTCTTCTTCTGTGAATTGAGAAACAAATCCAGAACCCTGAATATAATGTTCTGAACCTATATATGGAGACATAAGTATTGTATCAAGACCTGATGAATCATTACCTTGTATTAAGTCATATGCAAATTTCTCAGGGTTCAATTGTTTTTTAATTAATGCCCAAGCCTTTTTACGTTGACCCCAATATCTTGATTCCCCTCTTAAGAAATTTTTACCGCCTTTAGACCTAAACTCATTGTATTTACCAACCATTAAGTTTCCAAAACCTCCACCTACTCCAAGAGATAAATATCTAATACGAGTTAATTTAACTAGCTGATGTAACGCATTATCACCTAATCTACCTAACCCAAATTGACTATCTTTAAATGTATAAAATCCTTTTTTCCAAACATTTTCTAAATATGTAACTGCATTTTTATTTCCTTTGGTTTTATTATATTCTATTACACCGTCTAATAATGGTGTCATAGATTTAAAACCTTTGAAGTTTTCATTACCATATGTAAACAATGTAGTGTTAACATACTGAGAAAGAGCCATTCCTAAATCTTCACTAGCAAACATTGCCGATCTTACACCTCTTGACTTGGTAAACCTAGACATTAAATTAGTACCCATAGTACCGTGAACTTCCTGTTCAGTCATAGATATATTAGTTCCATCATCGTGTTTACCTTGCTTTGCTAATTTTTCAGCACGCTTTCTAATTACATCTAATTTTGCAGCAGACTTAAATTGCTTTTTATCTACTAAGCTTTTAAATCCACCTTTTGTACCTTTAGCAGAGTAATATACTAACTTCCATTGGTGGAACGCTAAAATCTCTTGCTTACCAGTCATAGGATTATATCCTTTAACTTTTACATGATTAATATCTCCAGTACCTTGAAGCATATAATCATAAAGGCCAAACAAACCTCGTTGTTTTATAGAACCAAAAAGCCCCATTTTAATGTGAGGAATATAACCTTCTTTATATCTTTCACCAAGAGATTGTTGTGTTACTCTACCATACTTGTTTGTAGTTTCTTTAAAGAACGTATAAAATTCTACCTCAGCCTGTGTTGGTTTTGTAGCTAAAAAATCTTTTGTCGTTTTTAATTTTAACTCTTGAGTTTTTATACCATTAATTTCAACATCTACTTTATCGTACATGTTTTCATACATTTTTTGTGTGTATCCAGTCCAACTAGGATAAGAACCCATAATCCATTTAAAACCTTCAGCAACTTTAGATGCAGGACCTACACCTTCTGCTATCTTACTTCTAATAAGATTTTTAGTAAGCCTATCAAGTTCAGTTTGAAATTTAATATTTTCTTCCATAAACTTTCCGTACTCTTTTTCCATAGTACGAACTAAGTTTTGAATTTCTGGTCTGTGCCCAGGAATATTGTTTGACCCAAACCAAGCATGCAACCAAGATATGTCACCCTTATCTGTCCAGTCTATACCATTACGAGACGCTTTCTGGGCTTCTGATGCACGTTTAGCTAATTCTAATACAACAGCCTTGTGAGCAGAAGATAACGCGCTAGGATCAAGCTTTTGCATAACCGATGCGTAATCATATAGTTTTTCTTCTGAGAGTGTTTTAATTCTCCCAGTTTGAATGATTGTTCGGTCAAACTCCTGGGCTAAATTAAAATTTGCGACATAGTTTTTATAGAGCGACTCCATTGCTTCTTTTAAGACCTTGTTTTTCATAACGCTCCTGACGTTGTGTCCTTTATCTTCAAGGTACTCTTCAAGGCTAAACATTTCAGCATCAGCAGAGCTATATCCAGCAAACTCAGAGTTTCTACTATGTGAAAATTTCATCTTTTTAGATTTAGCTAATGCTGGCTTATTCTTAGCCATGTTTTGCATCTTTAAAAGATTAGTTCCCTCACTTCTTTTTTTCTTACCTTTTTTAGGCTCAGGCTTTACAATGTCAACTAATTCGTATACCCCATTTCTTTTTGCTTGATCAAGCTTACTTGCTTTCCCACCTTTAACTTTAGACTCATTAAATGGTTTATACTTATATACAGCAGTCCCTTTTCCTGGGATACCTACTTTAACATAGTGAGGTTGATTTGTAATCATTAAATCTTTTTGGGCTTTATTAGCTACATCTACTGATTTAATTTTTACAGGAACACCATCTCTCTTCTCTGAGCCTACACGAGCTATCGCTCCGTATCCTTTTATAAATTTCATACCCGAAGCTCCAGCGTGTATTCTAGCTGCTGTAGGTATAATTTCAGTATTATCCAATATAATAGATTCAGCCATTAATTCAGGGCTAATTATATCAGAAAGATTATCAGTTACTTCTTGGTGTACTGTATCAATTTCTTCACTTAACTTTTCTAGAGTCTTCATATCAAACAAAGACTGAACAGATGTATTTCTATATCCTAACTCATTAAGTATAGAGTCTACTATAAATATATCTTCCTGAATATCTAGAGGTAGCTCACTAAACCCTCTTCTTATTTCTATAATCTCACCATCATTAGTGTATTCATTTATAAAGTCCACATTCGGCTTTAAAGTATATTTATTCATATTACTACCAAAGCCTTCATAAAAATCAAAATCAATTGCTCTAATAAAAGGGTTTTCACTTAATTGGTTCTCTTCTATTTTTTCTTTTAAAGACCTAACAACTTTGTTTACTTTAGGTTCTGGATTTTCACCCATAAAGTTTCCTAAATGTTTTAATGTCTTTTTAAACATAGGAACTGTATTCTGAAGAGTATTAGTAAATACGTCTCTAACAATTTTGCTTTGTTCATCACCGTCTCTTCTTGCTATGTTTTCGTTACCAGTTAAGTTTTCTATTAACTGCATAGTCGTGGAGGCGTGATCTGTGCCTGTAATATTATTGCTTTGATATATAGATGCTGTTTTTACCAGTCTATCTTTGTAAGATTTTAATATTGGATTGTTAGCCATTTCTGTTAAAGCCTCACCTTCTAATGAGCTTTTACCATTTATAATATCATTAAAGTCTGAAAGTTGTTTACCAGCTTCATGTTCGTTGTAAGCAACATTTTTGTGCTGACCAAGCATATTGTTTATAGCGTAAATATCTTTTGTTATACCTTCTGACGCTTCAAACATTGCTAGTATAGAAACCATTTGTTGCTTCTCTTCTGCGGTCATATCGACAACACTTTTTCCACTAATTATAGATGTGTTTATATTAATACCGTCTAATGCGATAGCGTTGTCAAGAGCTTTTCTAGCTTGCTCTGCCGTTGTTTGCGGAACTAATTGCATGTATGCTAACACTGCTGCGCTTGTTTCATTAGTATTAATAAAAGTTTGATCTTTTAACGATTTCTTACCTTTAAACTTAGCATACAATTCTGCAGCTTTAGATGTAAATATAGAATCCAAAGAAGAGCTGTTAAATCCTAACCTAGTCATAAATGCTACAGCACCTATAGTAGATGGATTCATGCCTAATGCAGTTGCGTGTTGATTCTTTGTGTTATCTAAAGCTATGTTTAATAGTACTGCATTTTTAAAGGAAAGAGAGTCTTTACCTTTTAAACTTGTATCATCTTGAAATTTTTCTACTTTTTTCCCATCTACAGTTATACCACCTTTAACGCCTATTCCAACACCATACCTTGCAGTATAGGACATACCGTTGTTAAGCGCAGCAATAGTACCAATCATTCCACTACCTTGAACGTTTTCTTCAAAAAACTCAGAAGCACCTATCGGTGATGTTTGTGAAGATCGTTTTGATCTATTAGGATTTTTCTTGTTTATAGCTTTTATTCTAGATTCAACATCAGCTTCATATTCCATTGATGCAGTTAATAAATCAAACATTGCAACATTTCTATAAAACTTAAATTGCTTATCTAAAAGATCATTTACTTTTTCTTGTCTTTTAGTTTTGGGATTTTCGTATTTTAAATTTATAAACAAACTATCACCATCATGGTCAGAACCTAAAATTCTATTTATCTCTGGAGAAACCTGTATATGGTTATTTAAGTGTTTGCCATTCTTATCTAAAACTTCTTTTTGGAAACCTTTGATTTCCATTATAGGTTTAGATTGTTTTCCGTGAGCAGGAACACGAGGCCCAAAAAATTCCTCACCTAGAATAATAAATTTACCGCCTGGTTGAACAGCAATTTTATTATATAAAAATTCTTTAGCCGCTCTTGCACTAGAAAACTTTCTGTTTAATCCTTTTATTCTAACCCCAGCCTTGTCTAAGTTAGTAGATGCTGCTGTGTCTACAATTAAACTTTTAGCATACTTCATTGCACTGTCTACATTCGAGAACTCTTTATCAACTCTAGCAAAGTATTTACCTTTTAATCCAGCTGGAACAATTGCTTCTGCTGGTAATATAGAAGGTCTTTTAACTATAGTTCCATCAGGCTTAACTTCATGCCTCATTCCTATATAGTCATTGCCATTCTCATCAAAATAACCTCTAAGACCTTTACCAACAGCAACACCTTGAATTGCTATTGTACCAGCAGTCATAACTTTAGATGATTTCTTTACAGAACTTCTAATGCTGTTACCATAAAATTTAGAAACTGAAGGTAAGTTTTGACTTACTTTAGGATTCTTTAATGCTAAGTATTTTGCTATACCATTAAATGTAGAAGCTACAGAACTTTTAGTTATTTTACCTGTAACTGCTTCTTTACTTTTAGCTCTTGCTTCTGGTGTAGCATCAATACCTTCCGATAAAACATCTCCTGCAGATTCCTCAAAAGCTAAATCTAAAGCTTCTTGTCTTAATTCTAATATCTCCTGCATATCCTCAAACTGTTCAGGAGTTAATTCATTTAAGTCTGCAG